AACGTAAATTGAGTGACCGCTACCTGTAGAGGATTCTATCATGCTATCTTCATATACTCTATCTCTATAGTTTTTAAGAGTTTCGTGATGACGCTTTTCTTTTTTAATTCGATTAATAAAAGCGTGAAAAGCAATTGTAGTAAAATAAGAGAAAGGGTTTGAGTTAGCGTCAAAATTATATTTTTTAAATTTAAGAGCGCTATACATCTTAATAAGAGCATCACCAATCATTTCCTCTTTATAAGAGTAATTTATAAATGACGGGTTAAAACTTAAACCATAAGCTATTTTTTTAATATTTTCTGCGAGATCATCAGTTAATATATCGGTTTCATAATACACCTGAAGTGAGTCCTTAAACTCCTTAGGTATTACATAAAATTCTTTTACTCCCTTAGCCATATCTAATGATATGGGAGGTTTGAATAATATCAAGGCTGTATAATAGTTTTAATAGAGTATTCTATCTTTTCTGCAGTATAAATAGCCTGTCTTTTATTACAGTGAGCCTTACCGTACTTAAGATTATCACATATATCTATGATATTAAGTTTTGTTTTACTCTCGTGCTGTCTAAGTCCTCGTCCAATAGATTGAACCGTCCTTACAAAGGACTTACCACCAGCAGCAAATATAATATTGTGTAGGTTTTTTATATTAACCCCAGTAGAGAAAATAGCGCTAATAGCAACACAAATAATATTACTATGATTTTCCATTAAATTTTTAATTCGTTCTCTTTCCTCTACTTCAATCTCTCCTCTAATGTAAAAGACTTGTCTATCGTCTAGTTTACTTAGGTGATTGAACATTACCTCACCATGAGATAGATGATTAACAAGTACAAGAGTATTATTAGTTAATCTATTACAAATAGTCCCAATAACTTCATTACGATATTTGTTATCATAGATAAAGGACAGTTCATCTCGGTACTGGTTATCAGTTAACCTTAATGGTTTGGCTTTATATGTTATATCTAATATCTTTACTTGTACATTAACAAGGAAGTTTTCTGATCTTAATTCGTAACTAGATTTTTCAAATATAACTGGTCCGAATTTACCAATTATATTCCACTTATCTATTTGCTCTTCTGGAAGGGTTCCAGTAAATCCAAATTTATTATTAGTCTTTATTTTGGAAACTATTTTTGTTATTTCGTTACCAGACTTTACTTTGTGACACTCATCGACGATCAGTAGATCAACAAATTTGGGATACTCATTATCACCAAATTTACTTTGTAAAATACCAGTATTACATATTATTACATTAGCAGTAAGGTCTGGTGTTATACTGCCTGTCCATTTTGTTGTTTTAAATGTTACACCACAATTAAGAAACTCATTATAAGTTTGAGTTACAAGACCTAAATCAGGTACAATAAGTAGACACTTAAATGTATTCTTGTTATTAACACTATTAAAAAAGCTTTCTATAAGAGCTGCAGTTATAAATGTCTTACCAGCACCCGTACCTAACACACAAACCCCTCTACCAAACTTAAGAGCCTTTACTATTACCTCTCTTTGATAATCTCTTAGAGATAATTTAAAGTCACCACTAAGAGTGAAATCGTTACTACTATTTAATACTTTTTGCAGACTATCACTTATAGATATATCAGCAACTACTTGAATTTGTATGAGATATTTTCTTATATCCCAGTACATTCCTAGATCACATGTACCAGTAGGAGTTATAATATACTTTCTACGAGCTACGAACATTCCACGACGACGAGCAAATACAGCTCCCTTATTGTCTACACTAAAGTGCTCTCTTACTTGAGTAAACACATCACTATCGTCACAGATAAAGGTAAGTTTATCTGTTGTCTGCTTGTAGTCAAACTTAATTATCACTTAGGCTTGTTCTGACTGGTTGATCTGTATGATGTTTCGTATCTCCCAATGCATACTCGCGAATATTTTTTCTACTTTTTCAAGATACTCTATAATATAATCGAACTCTCTAATTTGATCATTAATGTCTTCAATCTCTTTTGAGCTCTCTGCTGCAATATCAGCTGTTACCGAGGTCATCTTGATAGGACTTAGCTCTACAATACGCTTTGATATATCTTTCTTTAGATTCTTCTTATCTCTTAGTAAGTTATTACGTTTAATCTTTGCATCAATAAGACGAGCTACCCAAAAATGCTTTCTAGAGGGTAGTCTAAGCTGAACCTCTTTAATATTAAAGTCGTTAACTATGAGATCTTGTTTAATCTCCTCAATATATCTCTCCATGATGCTCATCATACAATATAAGTATAAATACGATGGACTCAACAAGTAAGTTTGAAAAAGCCTTTTTTAATATACTAGAAGAAGATACTTCAACGGGAGGTGCACTCGGTACTTCAACAGGAGGATTTGATCCAGCTGTTAATATAAATTCTTCTGACTTTTATGCACGAGGTGATACACGAATACCTAAAGGAGGCAAAACTATTCAGCGCCGACCAGGTATATCAGTAATATTTAAAGGTAAGAGATCTAAAAAGAAGTCGAAAAAGAGAAAACGTGTCATTAATACTTCATTGTGATAGATACAGGACACTGGACTACGGAATTACTTCTTGAAAATAGTCATCAGCCATATGGGTTTATATATGTTATAACTAACACAGTAAACAATAAGAAGTATATTGGTAAGAAACAGTGCACATCTATACTAAAACGTAAGCCGTTAAAGGGCAAGAAAAATAAACGACACGAAGTGGTTGAAACTGACTGGAAAACCTATACATCATCATCATTAGAGCTTAATAAAGATATTGAGTTATATGGTAAAGATAAATTTACCTTTAAAATTGTTAAGTGGTGCGAGTCAAAGGCTGAGCTTGCATATTTTGAGGCTAAAATGCAATTTGAATGTGATGTATTGTTTAGAGATGACTATTATAACGGTATTATTAACTGTAGGCTATGCAGATTTAAGATAAAAAGTTAAAAATAATATTATTGAACTAATAACGAACTTGTATACAATTGTTTTATAATGATAGATCTTATACTATCTGATTATAATATATTATTAATAAGTTCTAGTATAATAATTGACACATCACATAAAGATACAATTAAGTTTTGTATTGATGTAGGTTTAGAGTGTGAGTTTAGGAAGAAAGATATAAAGAATCTATATTACAATTTCTTTATATATAATTTGTGTGAGATTGTAAGGAATAATAAAACCAGATACAGGGTTGTTATATACCATGATACATCGCTACTATTAGAACCACATGATTTATATATGGTTAATAAGATTAGTAGTATATTACCTGTAACTGTGATTAATAACGAACTTGATATTTATATATTCTACCAATTAGCTATTAATAAGGATGTTGAATCGATAGTAATTCTAGATAAACTTAAAAAACCTGATGCTTTAAGTTTAAATTTGCAAAGACTTAAGAGATTCCTAAAAAATAATAACTTAAAGTTTTTATGATACCTATTTTAAATCTATTCAAACTAAAATGGCTCTTTACACATAAATACTTGTATGACAAAGTTTCTGCATATTGTAGAGCAAAATTTACCTGATTCTGACTTCGGTGATCAATTTGATCTACTTATGGACTTCAAATCAGCTACAAATTCTCTCTTTAGTTCAAAAGAATTAGATTTTTACATTGTGCCTATCGAAGGTAAGTATGGTTCAGTTGAACTAATAAGTAGAGATGGAAGAAAATGTATATTGAACCTAAGAGCTAATGAGGAAGCAGAAGATCCTGCTATGAAGAATGTACCAACTACAAGCGGTCTAGCTGCTGATCTTGTTAAGAAAGATAAGAGAGTTCAATTGTCCTTAGAACCTGTTATACGTAAAGTTTCCAATGCCCTTAACACATATGCCCGTAGCTAATATGAAGACTTTAAATTTAATTAACAAATACTTAAAACTTCTCGAGCAAGGTGAAGATCAAACTCAACCTGTTGATCCAACAGAAACAGGTTCAGAGCCTGCACCGGCGGCTGAACCATCAGTAGAGCCTTTAACATCTATTGCGGAACAAGGTTATATCTCTTTAGCTGCCCGAGCTTTTGCTTACAAGCCTACAGATAAGCAGATTAGTCAAATTAATGATGCCTTATTACAGATTGGTAGCTCTAATCCCAGAAAGATTAGAGATTTAATAGAGGGCTTTCTACCAGATAAATCCGATAGCATTGATAGTTTATTATCTAACACAGATGCATACTAGACTGACCCAGGCTTATAGCAAAGTGAATCCTCTTAAAGTACCAAAACCTGGCTACTTAACAATCTTGCGTGAAGATACAATCTATAAGAGTAAGGCTCAGCTTTCGAAAGCAATAAAAGACACTGAAGATACCTTTAAAACTAGTGTTAAGGGTGACTCTATACGAGTTACACCG